GCAAATCTCTGAAAATTTATATACAAATCGACACCTTTAACGTATCGAAATCCCGAGAGAATCTTCTCTTTATTACCTGCAGCTATCCAACAAACATCAATGTTGAGGTGAGGCAAACTGACAGACACCAGATGTTGACTAAAGAAATACAAGTCTTGAATGGAAACTGGATTTATTGCCGGCGATTCCAGTATAACGCCAAAATTTTTCCACAAGAAATTTGCCAACGTCACGATATTAAACAATGAAGTGTATCGTGAGTGCCAAGCCAACATGGCATCATCAGATCCATCAACAACAACCAAATCAGTTGTAGCCTTCTCCATAGGAACACCTGTTAATTCACAAAATGCACTGTAAACTATACATAACACAAAAAATGAATTATCAGTAAAAGTCAATGTAGAACCAGAACGTTGCCCAAGCAACTGAATAATCCTACCAAGAACATAAACAAATCCACAATAAACTTTCGAATAATAAGCTTTGTGACCCTTAATAAACTGTTGGGCGATATGTTTTGCCCTAAAATCGCGTATAACCGCAATAATAGATAAACATACGGACACATCACATCCCTTGATATCAAAATGAGCTTTATGAAAATCAGAGGGTAATCCGAAAAATAGAGTAGTGAACTCATGACCAGGCATAGAAACACCTAATTTAATGGGATGCATATTTCTGGTGTCTTGTATAGCATCATTCTGGGCACCATACAATTGGTTACCCACAACAGTGGAGTGTAAAGGAGCTGGTGTGAAGAGTCTTGGAAACTTTTCAACATCACGCATCTCACTCTTTAAAGTTGTGGAATAAATCGTCTCTTGGTTACCAAACATTAACTCTTGTTCAACTATGTAGTCAACTTCATACAATTGAATTGCCCTTGCTTTATCAGGAGCAACAAAATAGTAAGGGAAGCCAGGATTTTTATCGAGATCAAGTCTCTCATAGGCCTCAGCCCGAGAAATTTGTACAATATCTACAAACACTACGCTAAAAACACATTCAAGATACTGGCGTGCTAAATCCATTAATCTATCACTACAGATGCGTTTTACAGCAAGATATTTCCTCAATCCATCTTGCAATGCGTCTAGAGGATCTTTCAAGAGTGCAGGAGCATATTCAGCATCAATCACATCACCATAAAATACACTAGGAATGTAATTGTTAG